AGAAAAATACTTACCTACTCTTTCAGAATTTTTCAAACTTACTTCTGGAATTTACCCAGTTGATCATGATATAGAAGTTCTTAAGTATTTAAAATCCAGATATATTTTATCCCTCCCTCTTGAAAATTTTGCAACTGATAGATTCCACAATCTTTATGTTCTAAATTTGCAAAGGTCAGAGAACAGAGTACTCTCTTTCCAAGTAAGATACAAAGAACCTTACAATGGGATTAGATGGAGAAGTTTTTCCTTTGGAATGCTCAATGAGAAATATTACCACAAAGATATTCCAGATGATATTCTTGAAAGACTGAACTATGCAAGTAAGTTTTATAATATTTTAAACATAGATCCTTACCAGGATGTCTTCATTACAGAAAGTGCTATTTGTAGTACTCATTTTCCAAATGGAATGGCTTCACAGGGTACAGGAAATATAATTAAACTTCCTACTGGACTCTATATTCCAGATAATACTACTCTGGACAGTGCAGGTAGTAAACTCTCCATTCAACTTATGAATGAAAATCTAAGAGTTTTCTTGTGGAGAAAATTCCTTAGTGACTTCCAAGAACTTAGTAATTGTAAAGATATAAATGAGATAGTAATAAAACAGGGAGGTAAGTGGGACTACCGTAAACTTCTTCCTTATTTTTCTCAGGATTCATTTGACTATTTCTATCTGTAAAATCTAAAATGCTCATATGTTTAAAACCTTGAAACGATGGGCATTAGAGAGGTATAAAATTTAAAAATAAAATAGTTAAGTTATGACAGTTACATCAGTTAAAACAGCACAGGATATAGTAATACAAAGTTACTCTATCCGAATCCTTAAACAAATCCTTTCACAAAGTTCTATCTCATCTGCATATGATAGCAAATACAAGGGTAAAAGAGAAAAAGGTGTAAGATTCTTATATTCAAACAGTTACAAAACCTGGGAAGCAGGTAGAAGAGAACTTAAAACTATAATAAGAGAACTCCAGAGAGGACTTTCTCTTTTACAGGGAAACACTTTTACAAATATAAGATCCAAAGATATCTGTATACTTACAAGAAAGTACAAAGAAATATCAGGCAAAAAATCTGAAAGTTTTAGAAAAGAGAGCATTGAAGAGATTTCTTCTATTTTCTTACTCTTCTATATAAAATATAAAATAGAAAAGAAGAATATGGAGGATTTCTTGCACTATTGTACACCTATACTTTCAAGAGTAAATGAATTCTTTGGTGCAGAACTTACAGAATCTCTAAAAAAGCAAAACAGTTATGAAAGTGTTATATTTTAGAAGAGTTTATCTTATCTTCCTACTTCTTATCTTATTTTTTCTATCATCATGCAAAGCAAAACCTGTGCACTTGGAAGTTAGAAAGGAAGTAATAAAAGAAATAAAAAATCCTCGTAAGGTAGATGCTAGACATCAAAATCCTGTAATATAGATAGATATAAATTTCCAGAGTAAAATATTAATTTTTTATGAAAAATAAATCTACCTACACAATTACAGAAAATGGTAATCTTCTTTACAAAGATAAAAATCCAGATCTTATCCTTGAAAATCCTACCCATCTTATAGAACTTGAAAATGATGTAGTTATTCTTTCTGCTCCTATTATTTGTAAATCAGAAACTGAACTTAAATGTAAAGCAAAGAAGACAGCAGTTACAGGTGGAGGTGTTGTACAGGATACATTTTATACAGAAGATGGTAAAACCTATCCTATAAGAACACTCATTGAACTTAAACATAAAGATAGAAAATTTTTCAAATAAAACCTTTTATCTTTATGCATTACAGAATAGAAAAGAGATACAATTCTAAGAATTGGGAACTTGACAGAATAGAACCTACTTTGGAACTTGCAAAACGATGGTTAAATCTTAAAAAACTAATGTTTGTAAAAATCTATGATACAGATAACATAGTGCTTCAAGTTAAACATATAAGGGTCTTTAAACTTTCGGAAGATGACAAAAGTTTTAAAATAGAACTCAAAAATAGAACAATTGAGTATAGGATACAAAAAGTAAAAGAATAAAATATTCATTTGGATAGTCACTACATGATTTGTCTTATAAAATATCCCAATTTCCATTTCACAAATAATTCCCAATAGGAGAAACTTGCACACTTCCAAATGAATATTATTTTTAAAATAGAAAATTTATGGAAAGAAACACATACTTTGTCCAATTCCCAACAGGTGCATATGGCTACCTAAGTGACAAAACAGAAGATGAAATTAAAAGAATGAAGAAAAACAGAGAAATTGTAAATTTTGTAAAGAAATAAACTGTTGTTGCTTTTTTGATTGATTTATTGTTAAAGTTGCTCAGCGATCCTTGTGTGTGTTAGGATCGCTGAGCTTTTAAAAAAATTTGAGGAAGATCCAAAAATGGGATCTTCCTCAAAAAGTGTTTATAAAAATAACATTTGCAAATGAAAAACTTACTTACTTTGTGTATTAGTTAAAAGATCTTGACCGTTTTCACAGACAAATTCCATTTCTAATTCGTAAATATTGTCTTGTGTACTGTCTAAGTCAATTTCATTCGGTGGAGTCATTGGGAAGAAGATAGGGAATTTAATTGCTCTAATAAGTGTCCCATCTTTTGCATGAATTTCTATAATACATTGCCCAGAATAATCTCTTTTAAGAGTTTGAGAACCTGTATTATAAGAGTAGCAAAGACCTGCCCAATCTCTAAGAATATTAAGTGGATATGGAGTCCCATCAGGGCTAACATTTACAACAAAGGTAAACTTTCCGTGAACTTTTGTATCGGCTATTGTACCAATAAATTCTCTACTTACACCTCTATTAACTTGTTCTACCACTTCTGGCATTTTATCAAGGTTTAGACCTGTAATTTTTGTACATTGCTCAGTTAGTACTTGTGTGCCATATCGAGATTGCAATGCCTGAGGTAATATAAAGGTAACTATAAATTTAGTAAGAAACAATGGTTCATCGAGGGATACAGAAGTTTTCGAACCACTGAAATGATAAGAAGAATTACTCATAATATTATGATTTTTAAATATTAATATTTTTATTCTCATATATATCATTTGCATATTTTAAAAACCTTTTTACCCAAAAGTTATAAAATTTTTATGAATATGAAACAAACAACTCAGGATTTTATTGAAAAAGCCAGAAAGGTACATGGAGATAAGTATGACTACTCATGTACAGAATACATGGGTGCTAGATATAATGTAGATATAAGATGTAAAATTCATGGTATATTCATTCAAATGGCAACTAATCATCTGGGTGGTAAAGGTTGCAAAGAATGTAGTAGGATTAAGGTTGCAAAAGATCAAACATCAAATACAGAGGAATTTATAAAGAAAGCAAAAAATATTCATGGAAATAGGTATGATTATTCTCTTGTAGATTATAAAAACAATCGTACTCATATAGAAATTATCTGTACAGAACATGGATCATTTCTACAAACTCCAAGTGGACACTTATCTGGTAAAGGTTGCACAGAATGTGGTAAAGAAAAAAGTAAAGAAGATACAAGATCCAGAATAATGCTCTCAAAAGATGAATTTATAAAGAGAGCAAATATTGTACATAAAAATTTATATGATTATTCAAAGATAGAGTATGTAGATACAAGAACTAAAATAAAGATTATTTGTAAAAAACATGGATCATTTCTACAAACACCACAGAAACATATGATGGGTAGAGGTTGTCCAACTTGTGGTAGAGAAAGAACAGCAGAACATAATTTTTCAAATACTCAGGACTTTATATATAAGGCAAAACTTTTACATGGAGATCTTTTTAGTTATAAAAAGGTAGATTATAAAGGTGCAGATATAAAAACAGAAATCATATGTAAAAAACATGGATCATTCTTTCAGAGTCCACATAATCATTTAAAAGGCTCAGGGTGTCCCAGATGTGGAGTATCTGCTTCAAAACTTGAAATAGAAATTATAAATTTTATAAAGACTTTCTACTCTGGAGAAATAATTACAAATTCAAAAGATATAATTCCACCTATGGAACTTGATATTTATGTTCCATCACTTAATCTGGCTATTGAATTTAATGGTGGCTATTGGCACAATGAAAAATTTAAGCCAAAAGATTATCATCTTCATAAGTACAATCTTTGTAAAGAGAAAGAAATTAGACTCATTTCTATTTGGGAATGGGAAATTGTTAAAGATAAAGAGAAGATAAAGAATTTTATAAAAAACATAATCTTAGAGAAAAAGAAACTCTTTGCTAGAAAACTTCAAATTAAAGAAGTAAGCATAAAAGAACAAAGAGAATTTCTCAATGATAATCATCTTCAAGGTTATGTTCC